GGAGCGCGACCGCCGCGCAAAAAGCGGACAACCGAACAGCCCTCGCGTCTTGTTCGGACTTGAAACACTCTGTATCATCTGGAAAGCCCCGGAGAAAAGGAGAACAAATGTTGCAACATGCCTCGAACTGTGGTAAACTAATCGTACGGGACGGATGGGTCACTTGCCCCGTCTGCCTGAGAAACAAGCACCTGCTTCGGATCGACCCCGATACCGAAGCCACAGCGCTCCCGGTGTACTGCCGGGATTGCAAGACCGAGATCATCGTGAATATCGCCAGAGGCCAGAGCGTGGAACGCCGGAGCCCGACATGATCCCAGCATGGGATGTGGTCGGACTTCGGCTTTTTGTTTTGCCCGGAGGTGATAGCCCGGGACGGAAGGCCGGTGTCCGACTTGGACACAAGGGGGGGATGGAATTGATCTCAGCGCGGCGGCTGCGCCAGCTGGCGGCGCTCATTCAGGCGGGCCGGGAGGCGCGGTTCTACGACTGGCCGGAGTGGCAGGCCCTCCGGGAGGAGGTGCTCAGGCTGGACAAGCGGGAGTGCGTCCTCTGCCGGGAGCGGCGGCGCCGGTACCGTCCGGCCCGGATCGTCCACCACGTCAAGCACCTGCGGGACCGGCCGGACCTGGCCCTGAGCATCACCGACCCGGACACCGGGGAGCGGCAGCTCATCAGCGTGTGCAAGGACTGCCACGAGGAGCTCCACCCGGAGAGCCTGCGGCAGCGGCGGGCCGGACGTCCGCCGCTCACCGCCGAGCGCTGGGATTGACACACCCCCCGTCGAAAAAACGCGGTCCGGGCCCACGCGGCCCAATCGGGTGGGTCCAAGACATTCCCGAGGGATCGTGTGCACGCGCGCGCACCGTGGCCTTGTTCGGGGAAAATGCGTGATGAAAAGTTTCGGATTCTGTATTTCCTGATTTTTGTTTTGCGGGTGGTAGCCTTGGGATTTGTGGCATCGATATCTTATGGCAAAGACAGTCTGGCGATGTTGGAGGCCATCCATCGACTCGGGTTGACGCTGACCAGGATTATCTCGGTGAAAGAATGGGCCACGGATGAGGTGCGCGCAGTGCTCCCGGAAGTGGCTGCCTTTGAGGACCTGGCAGACGGTGAAATATACCGGCGCTATGGGATCCATGTGGAGGGGGTCCGCTCTGAATACACGTTTGAGGATCTGTTCTACGGGAAAATGGGGGCGCGATCCTCCAGGCCCGGGCAAATCAGGGGGTGGCCATATCGCGGTGGATGCTGGGTAAACTCCTACCTAAAGATGGAGCCGTTTCGTAAAGAGCTGCTGCCGGGCGATGTGTGCTATATCGGAATTGCAGCAAATGAAGCCGCACGGATCCGACGCCACGAAAAACGGCCTGGAGTCCGGATGCCATTGGTAGAGATCGGCTGGACAGAAGAGGACTGCTTCCGTTGGTGCAAGGCACAGGGGCTGCTCTCGCCGGCATACCAAACCTTTGCGAGGGACGGGTGCTGGTTCTGCATGAACCAGTCTGTAGAGCGGCTCCGTTGGCTCAGAAGGGAACATCGTCCCCTGTGGAGGATGATGAAGAAATGGGATCGGGACAGCCCGGTGAAATTCAGCCCCAAGTATACGGTTGAAATGTTAGAACGCAGATTCCGCGCAGAGGAACGTGGTACGGTCCCCAGCGGGAGTGAATTTCGTTGGGAGATGCTGCACAGGAAACACAACGGACAGGGAGGGAGAGCATGAGCAAGACCGACGGCGGAAACGCCGCCAAGGAGAAGAACTGGAGACAGACCAAGGCCTACCGGGATCTGCGCCGGTCCCTGCTGGACAACCTGACGGCCCGGGGCCTGGTGGAGCAGGCCTACACCGACAAGGTGGAGGAATACCTGGACTTCTGGGTCCAGCGCCAGCGGCTGGAGGCCGACATCGCCGCCCGGGGCGTCACGGTGCCCGACGAGAAGCGGGGGATGCCGGTGGAGAACCGCAGCGTCTCCCTGTGCGTCCAGGTTTCCAGGCAGATGCTGGCCATCTTCGCCGCCCTGGGCCTGAAGGACGACGCCTGTGCCGCCTCCCCCCAGGGGGAGGACGAGGATGAGCTCTAGCATCCCGGCGGAGGTCCTGGAGTACATCCAGCTGGTGGAGGCCGACACCCCCAGGGCCTGCGAAGAGCAGCACGCCCTGGTGGCGCTGGTGCGCCGGGCCTTTGAGACCGAGGACCTCCGGGTGGAGACCGGCCGGCTGGAGAAGTACCTGGGGCTCCAGAAGTATTTCCCGTTCAAACTCTTTCCGTGGGAGAAGTTCCTCTTCACCCTCTGGAACTGCACCTACACCACCCAGGGCCGCCCCCGCTGGAAAACCCTGCTGTGCATGGTGGGCCGGGGCGCGGGGAAGGACGGCTTCATCGCCTTCGACGCCGCGGCCTCCCTCTCGCCCTACAACCCGGTGGGGCACTACAACGTGGACATCTGCGCCATGAACGAGGACCAGGCCACCCAGCCCTCCAGGGACCTGGTGGAGGTCCTGGAGTCCCCCCGGCACCAGACCAAGCTGGACCGGCACTACTACCACACCAAGGAGGTCATCCAGGGCCGGAAGAACAAGGGGGTCATGAAGGGCCGCACCAACAACCCCAAGGGCCGGGACGGCATGCGCTCGGGCAAGGTCATCTTCAACGAGGTCCACGCCTATGAGAACTACGACAACATCAAGGTGTTCATCACGGGCCTGGGCAAGGTGGATGATCCCCGCATCGGCTACTTCACCTCCAACGGCGAGGTCTCCGACGGGCCCCTGGACGACAAGCTGGCCCAGGCCCGGCGCATCCTCTTCGAGGGGGAGCCGGACGGCGGCATGTTGCCCTTCATCTGCTGCCTCCAGAGCCGGGACCAGGTCCACGATCCGGCCAACTGGTACATGGCCAATCCCTCCCTGGCCTACCGCCCCGCCCTCCTCCAGGAGACCGAGGACGAGTACCGGGAGTGGCTGGAGCACCCGGAGCAGAACGGCGACTTTTTAACGAAACGCATGGGGCTCCGGGCGGGGCAGAAGGAGATCTCCGTCACTGACTACGAGAAGGTGAAGGCCACCAACCGGCCCCTGCCCCGGCTGGACGGCTGGACCTGCACGGTGGGCCTGGACTACGCCGAGCTCTCCGACTGGGCTGCCGTCAACCTCCACTTCCGCCGGGGCGCCCAGCGCTTTGACCTGAATCACGCCTGGATCTGCGCCCGGTCCAGGACCCTCCCCCGGGTGAAAGCCCCGTGGAAGGCCTGGGCGGAGGCGGGGCACTGCACGGTGGTGGAGGACGTGTCCATCCACCCCGACCTGCTGGCCGAGTACGTCCGCAAGGCTGCTCTGCGCTACAACCTGAAGCTGCTGTGCATGGACCACTACCGCTGGACCCTGGTGTCCGAGAGTTTCCGAAAGATCGGTTTCGACGCCAACGACAAGAAGCGGGTGAAGCTGGTGCGGCCCTCCGACATCATGCAGGTGGAGCCGGTGATCCAGGAGTGCTTCGACCGGGGGCTCTTCACCTGGGGGGACAACCCCTGTCTCCGCTGGGCGGTGAACAACACCAAGCGGGTGAAAAGCTCCAAAAAGCTGGGGGTGGACACCGGCAACTTCATCTACGCCAAGATCGAGGCCAAGAGCCGCAAGACCGACCCGTGGATGGCCCTGGTGGCGTCCATGGTGGGGGAGAGCGCCCTGGGCACCGGTCGGGCTATCGCCGCCCCGCCTGTCGGGGCCATCCCACTGTGAGGAGGTAGTATGAGCTGCAAGTACAAAGATGAATGCCCCAGCTATTCCGGGTGGTGTGAGGGCCCAAAGCAGGAATTTGAGCGCTGTATCCCGTTTCTGATTTCTGCCGTTGAGAATGCCCGTGCCGAACTGGATAAGATCCGGGCCTCCCCCGAGGTGCTCTATGAGTGCGACCGGAGGGCCTGCCAGAAGTGCAATCCTCAGTGCCGTTTTACCAAGGATATCCGACACGCTGCGAACTTCCAGATGACGGGGGCTGGTGTGATGATTGAGGGAGGCGAAGATTACGGCATTTAGTTTCTTCAAATTCCTGCAACCCAAGACCGGGCGGACCGATGTCCGGAAGGTGTCCTGCCGGGAGCTGCTGGAGGCCGCCCAGGAGTACCAGGTCCGGGAGCTGTGCTTCTGGATCTGCGTGAACATGATCGCCAACGCCATCGGCCGCTGCGAGGTGCGCACCTTCCGGGGCGGGGAGGAGATCCACGAGCGGGACTACTACCTCTGGAACGTGTCCCCCAACGTGAACCAGAACTCCACCGCCTTCTGGCGCAAGCTGGTGGCCCGGCTCTACCAGGACAACGAGGCCCTCATCGTCCCCGCCCTCACCCGGGCCGACGGCATGGACGCCCTGGTGGTGGCCGACGACTGGGCCGAGCCGGAGGAGTGGCCCAGCCGCCAGAACGAGTACCGGGACGTGCGGGTGGGGGAGTACACCTACCAGTACCCCTTTTATGAGAACAACGTCATCCACCTGAAGCTCCACCACCGGCACATGGCCCCCGTGCTGAACGGGCTTTATCAATCCTACTGGCGGCTCATCGAGGCCGCCCGCCGGGACTATGAGTGGAACCACGGCCAGCACTGGAAGGTCCGTGTGGACCAGGTGGCCAGCGGTGACGACGGCTGGGAGGAGTCCTTTCAGGCCATGATGACCGCCCAGCTGAAACCCTTCCTGGAGAGCAACGGCGCGGTGCTGCCGGAGTTCGACGGCTACGCCTACGAGAAAGTGGGGGACCGCTCCGGCGACACCCGGGACATCCGGGCCCTCATTGAGGACATCTTTGAGTTCACCGCCCGGGGCTTCCTCATTCCGGCGGTGCTGGTGAGCGGCAAGATCGAGGGCACCCAGGACGCCAATGCCCGCTTCCTCACCGCCTGCATCGACCCCCTGTGCGACCAGCTCCAGGAGGAGATCACCCGCAAGCGCTACGGCTACGCCGCCTGGCAGGCGGGGGACTACGTGAAGGTGGACAGCTCCAGCATCCTCCACTTCGACCTCTTCGCCAACGCCGCCAACGTGGAGAAACTGGTGGGCTCGGCTGCCTTCTCGGTCAACGACCTGCTCCGCGCCGCCAACCAGCCCACCATCGACGAGCCCTGGGCCGACGCCCATTTCCTGACCAAGAACATCTCCACCATGGACGATGTGGCCAGGCAGTTACCAAGAGAGGAGTGAACCAATGAGAGAACGCATGTGGGAGCTCCGGCAGGCCGCCGACCCGGATACCCTGGAGCTCTACATCTACGGCGACGTGGAGGGGGACGGCTACGACTGGTGGCGGGATGAGGTCATCCGCAGCGAGACCAGCGCCAACGCCTTCCGGGAGGCCCTGGCCGCCCACCCCGACGCCAAGCAGATCGACCTCTACATCAACAGCTACGGCGGCTCGGTCTTTGAGGGTACCGCCATCTACAACCAGCTCCGCCGCCACCCCGCCCACAAGACGGTCCATGTGGACGGCTTCGCCTGCTCCATCGCCTCGGTGATCGCCATGGCGGGGGACGAGGTGGTCATGCCCCGCAATACCCTCATGATGATCCACAACGCCTGGATGGGGGCGGTGGGCAACGCCGCCGAGCTGCGCAAGGCCGCCGCCGACCTGGACGTCATCAACGCCGCCGGCCGCCAGGCCTACCTGTCCAAGGCGGGGGAGAAGCTGGACGAGGCCGCCCTCACCGCCATGATGGACGCCGAGACCTGGCTCACCGCCGAGGAGTGCCTCCGCTACGGCCTGGCGGACCGGTACGCCGATGCCGACGCCGATATGTCGCAGGCGGCTGCGGTCCTTCAGCGGGCCAACCTGACCCTGGAGGGGCGGCTCACCGTCCAGAAGAGCCTGGCCGCCCAGCTGCGGCAGCTGGCCGAACCTCCCGCGCCCACCCCGAAACCCGAAGCGAAAGAAGAGAAAAACCCCGTGCTGGACCTGTTCCGGCCGCTGTAACGAAAGGAGAACGCCATGATTTCCATGGACATCAAGAACCGGGACGAGATCCGCGCCCGGATGCAGAAGGCCGTCCAGGAGGGCGACACGGCGGGCTTTTACGAGGCCTTTGGCCAGATGCTCACCGCCATCCAGGCCGACCTGCGCGCCGACTGGGAGGCGCAGGTGAACGGCCTGCGGCAGGACCTGGACAGCCGGGTGCTGGCCGCCCGGGGCGTCCGCCAGCTCACCACCAAAGAGCGGGACTACTACCAGAAGGTCATCGCCGCCATGCGCGCCCCCGACCCCAAGGGCGCCCTCACCAACCTGGACGTGGTGATGCCCGAGACCGTCATTGACTCGGTCTTTGAGGATCTGCGGGAAAACCACCCCCTCCTGTCCGCCATCAACTTCATCCCCGCCACCGGCCGGGTGAAGATCCTCATGAACACCAACGGCCACCAGGAGGCCCTGTGGGGCGAGCTGTGCGACGAGATCGTCAAGGAGCTGCTGGGCGGTTTCCAGGAGATCGACACCGGCCTCATGAAGCTCACCGCCTTCCTGCCGGTGTGCAAGGCCTCCCTGGACCTGGGCCCCGAGTGGCTGGACCGCTTCGTCCGGGAGACCCTGTACGAGGCCCTGGCCTGCGGCCTGGAGGTGGGCATCGTCACCGGCACCGGCAACAAAATGCCCATCGGCATGAACCGCCAGGTGGGGGAGGGCGTCACCGTCAAGGGCGGCGTCTACCCCGAGAAGGCCGCCATCACCATCACCGAGCTCTCCACCGACACGGTGGGCAACCTCCTCAGCCTCATGGCCGTGGACCCCCACGGCAAGGGCCGCACCGTCCGGGACGTCATCTTTGTGGTCAACCCCCAGGACTACTACCAGAAGGTCATGCCCGCCACCACCTTCCTGACCCCCAACGGCACCTACGTCAACGACGTGATGCCCTACCCCATGCGCATCATCCCCAGCCACGCCCTGGCCCGGGGCAAGGCCGTTCTGGGCCTGGGCTACCGCTACTTCGCCGCCGCCGCCATGGACAAGGCCGGACGCATCGAGTACTCCGACCACTATCAGTTCCTGGAGGACAACCGGGTCTACCTCATCAAGCTCTACGCCACCGGCCAGCCCAAGGACAACAACGCCTTCCTGTCCCTGGACATTTCCGGCCTGCGCCCTGCGTCGTGGAAGGTGGAGCAGATCACCGCACCCACCCCCTCCAATGACGCCACCCTCTCCGACCTGAAGGTGGGCGCGCTCACCCTGTCGCCCGAGTTCGCCGCGGGCACCACTGAGTACACCGCGACGACCACCAACGCCACCAACGTCATCACCGCCGTGCCCGCCGACGCCGGCGCCGAGATCGAGGTGCTCATCGACCCGCCCGTGGCCGAGGCCTATGAGATCGACAACGGCACCGCCGTCACCTGGGAGACCGGCGAGACCACCGTCACCATCAACGTCACCGCCGCCGACGGCGCCGCCAAGAAGGCGTATACCGTCACGGTCACCAAGTCCTGATGGCTCCCGACCGGGGCAGCCTCCCCGAGGGCCTGCTGGATGACGTGCGCAACTGCCTGGACGTGACCTGGGAGGACCCGGACACTGACCGCAAGCTCTCCGGCTTCATCGCCGGGGGGATGGTCTACCTCAACGGCAAGCTGGGGGAGGAGGCGGACTACACCGCCGACTCCCTCCCCCGGACCCTGCTGATGGAGTATGTCCGGTATGCCCGGGACAGCGCCCTGGATGTCTTTGAGAACAATTACCGGTCCATGCTGCTGGACATGCAGAACGGGAGGAAGGTGAGAGCCTTTGAGCTGGAACAAACCCTATCGCCCCAGGGGTGAGATCACCCAGGCCTACAACGACGGGGTGGTGACGGTCTACGCCGTCACCGATGAGGGCCCTCCCGGGGGTCTGCCGGTGGAGAAGCCGGTCAAAAAGGAGGTGCTCCGCTATGAGGAGCGCCGCCTGGGCCTCCAGCGCTACTACGCGGGCAGGCAGAACCAGGTGGAGGTGGAGCGGGTGCTCCGCACCCCCCGCCTGAGAGGGGTGAGCAGCCAGGACCTGGCCGTCACCGAGGATGGGCAGCAGTACCGCATCGACCTGGTGCAGAGCGCCGACGATGTGTACCCGCCCAGCATGGACCTGACCCTCACCCGCATCGCGCAGAACTACGAGGTGTCCGAGTTGGACACGGGGGAGGGGAGCGGCCATGGCCTGGTCTGACACCATCAAGGCCGCCCATCTGGCGGTCACCGACGCGGTGAGCCACGCCCGGCGGCTCAAGTCGGAGCGCTACTTTGTCTGGCAGGAGGACGGGGCCAACGACCTCGCCGCCGACGGCGGCCACGCTGAGCGGGCCGTCCAGGGCACCACGGATCTGTACACCAAGCGGGAGTGCGATCCCTGGGCGGACGAACTGGGGGAGGCCTTCACCGCCCACGGCGTGGCCTGGTACCTCAGCTCGGTGCAGTACGAGGAGGACACCGGATTTTTTCACTACGAGTGGGTGTGGGAGGTGTTGGCCTGATGGCAACCATACAATTCAAAAAGAGCGACGAGTACCTCATGAAAATTGCCAAGCTGGAGGCCCAGCTGAAGGACCAGATTCTGGGCGAGGCCATCTTTGGCGCGGCCGGCATCGTGGCCGACGAGATCCGCACTACCCTGGAGCAGGTGCCCACCGACGAGGGGTTTGGCACCGAGACAGAGAAGGCGAAAGGCCCTAAAAAAGCCCAGAAAAAAGGGCTGTATGACAGCTTGGGCATCGCCTCCATGCAGGACGACGGCACCGGCTACCTGCACGTCAAGATCGGCTTTGACGGCTACAACGACATCCGCACCAAGCGCTGGCCCAACGGCCAGCCCAACCAGATGGTGGCCCGGTCGGTGGAGAGCGGCACCAGTTGGATGGAGAAAAACGCCTTTGTCCGCAAGGCCGTCAACGCCTCCAAGGCCAGGGCCGTGGAGTTTATGAAGCAGTCCGTGGACAAGTCCACGGAGAAGATCATGAAGTAAAAAGGAGTGATTTTATGGCGACCATCGGCGTCTCCAAACCGTATTATGCCAAATATTCCGCCACCGGCACGTCCGTCACCTACACCGGCGGCGGCGTCATGGGCAAGGCCACCGAGGTGGGCGTGGAGATCGAGACCACCGAGGACAACAACCTCTACGCCGACAACGGCATCGCCGAGACCGACCGGCAGTTCTCCGGCGGCACCCTCACCGTCAAGCCCGACGACCTCTCCCAGGAGGTCTCCAAGGCCATCCTGGGCCTGAAAGAGCAGAAGGTGGGCACCATCGACGGCGTCACCGACGAGAGCGTGATGGAGCTCATCTACGACGACGACCAGGTGACCCCCTATCTGGGCGTGGGCTTCATCATCAAAAAGCAGGTGAAGGGGGTCACCAAGTGGCGGGCGGTGGTGCTTACCCGGGTCATGTTCTCGGTGCCCGCCGACGCCGCCACCACCCAGGGCGAGAGCATCGAGTGGCAGGTCCCCGAGCTCTCCGCCACCATCACCCGGGACGAGAGCGAGAAGCACGCCTGGAAGAAGGAGGCCACCTTCACCACCGAGGCCCAGGCCGAGGCCTACATCAAGAACCGCCTGGGCATCACGGAGGGCCCCTAAATGAGAACAGCTTCCGTTACCCTGAACGGCAGAGAGTACACCCTCTGCTTCTCCACCCGGGTGGTCCGCTCCTGTTGTGAGCGCTACGGCGGACTGGAGAACATCGACAAGGCACTCAGCGACGAGAACCCGCTGAAGGTGCTGGACGAGACGCTGTGGATGCTCTCCGCCATGCTGGACGCCGGAGCCCGGTACATCCGCCTCAACGGCGGGGAGCCGCCCCAGCCCCCGGACCAGGAGACCCTGTACGATCTGTGCGGCATGGACGACCTGACGGGGCTCCGGGCCAAGGTCATGGCCTCCATGGCCGCCGGGGCGCAGCACACCGTGGAGGCGAGCCCCCCAAAAAACGCCGCAGCCGCTCAGGAGACGGGGGAGACCCCGGCCCCGCCGGCCCTGAGTGGTACCTGTGGTACGGCCTGACCCTGGGCCTGACCTACGACCAGACCCTGGACCTCCCCCACGGGGAGCTGCTGGATCTCATCGCCATCGAGCAGATCAAGCACGAGGGGATGGTCCGGCGGAAGATTCTGACCGATGAGGACATCATCCCGGACGTGGACTGAGGAGGTGAGGACCTGTGAGCGTGGACATCGGCCCCAAGATCGGCATTGACGGCGAGGCGGAGTTCCGCAAGCAGCTGGGCAACATCAACCAGCAATTAAAGACCCTGGGCAGCGAGATGAAGGCGGTGACCTCCGCCTTTGAGGCCGGGGACCGGAGCGAGGAGGCCCTGGGGGCCCGGACGGAGGTCCTCAACCGCCAGATCGGGGCCCAGGAGGCCAAGCTGGAACAGCTGCGCAAGGGCCTCTCCGCCGCCGCCGAGAAGTACGGCGAGAACGACACGAAGACCCTCCGGTGGGCCCAGGCGGTGAACGACGCCACCGCCGACCTCAACAAGCTCCGCGCCCAGCTCGCCCAGACCGAGGGGGAGCTGGACGACGTGGCCGACGCTACCGGAGAGGTCACCGACGCCATGGATGACGCCTCCGACGCCTCCGGCGGCCTGGGGGACGCCATCAAGGGGGCCATCCTGGGCGGCGGCATCGTGGAGACCATCCGGGGCGCGGCCGGCGCGGTGGGGGACCTGGTGGAGTCCACCACCGAGTACCGCAGGATCATGGGGAGCCTGGACGTGTCCAGCGAGCGGGCCGGGTACAACGCCCTGGAGACCGCGGAGAGCTACAAGCAGCTCTACGGCGTGCTGGCCGACGACCAGACCACCGCCACCACCGTGGCAAACCTCCAGGCCCTGGGGGCCAGCCAGGAGAAGCTGCGGACCATCATCAACGGCACCATCGGCGCCTGGAGCACCTATGGCGACTCCATCCCCATCGACGGACTGGCCGAGGCCCTCAACGAGACGGTGCGCAGCGGCACCGTCACCGGCACCTTCGCCGACGTCCTCAACTGGGGCAGCCAGGAGGGGGAGCGCTTCGGCGTGGCCCTGAAGGCCAACACCGAAGCCAACAAGGAGTGGAACGACGCGGTCAAGAGCGCAGCCACCGCCGAGGACTTCTTCAACCTGGCCCTCCAGGACGCGGGCAGCGAGGCCGAGCGCCTCAACCTGGTCATGGGGGTCCTCTCCTCCCAGGGCCTCACCCAGGCCGGCGAGCAGTGGCAGCAGGCCAACGCCGACCTGGTGGCCGGGAATCAGGCCATGGCCGACATCACCGCCGCCACGGCGGAGTTCGCCGAGATCCTGTCCCCGGCTGTCACCCGGGCCAAGCAGAGCTTTGCCGGCCTGCTGGAGAGCGCCCTCACCGTGGTGGAGGCCTTCCGGGAGGGGGGCTTCGAGCAGGCCTTCGCCTGGACCGGGGAACTGCTGGGCCAGCTGGCGGAGGACCTCCAGGCCCAGATCCCGCAGGTACTGGAGGGCATGGGGAGCGTCTTTTCCGGGCTGCCCGGAGTCCTGTCGGCCGCCCAGACTCAGATCACAGCCGCCGCCGCATCCCTTATGAGGGCTCTGGGGCAGGGGCTGAGCGAAAACCTCCCGGAGCTCCTCGACATCGGACTGAGCGCCCTGTCGGACCTCTCGGGGGTCTTTCGGGACAATGTAGGGCTCTTGGTGGATGCGGCGATTGATATGGCCAAAGGGTTGGCGCAGGGGCTGGCGGATGGTATTCCGGCCATCATTGAGAACGTCCCCACCATCATCACCAACATCACCGGAGCCATCAACGACAACGCTCCCAAAGTGCTGGCTGCCGGCATTGACATCGTGGTCACTTTGGCGAAGGGGTTGATTGACGCCATCCCGGTCATCATCGAGAACCTGCCGAAGATCTTTGCCGCCATTGTATCGACGATCACCGCTTTTAACTGGATCAGCCTGGGCGGCAGCATCACGACAGCGCTGTCAAACGGCATTCGGGGCGCGATTTCGTTCGTGTCCGACGCGGCGAGCAGCATCGTCTCCACCGTCAAGTCCGGCGTTTCCGCGCTGCCCGGGCAGTTGTTGCAGGTCGGCAAGAACCTGGTGTCCGGCCTCCTGAACGGCGTGAAAAGTATGGGTGACTGGCTGAAGAGCCAGATCAAGGAATTCTGTACTGGCGTTCTTAATGGGTTCCTGGACTTCTTCGGCATCCACTCGCCCTCCACCCTGATGCGGGACCAGGTGGGCGTGATGCTGGCCGAAGGCGTGGCCGTGGGCCTGAAAAAGGGCATGACCAGCGTCCGGCGCACCGCCAGCCAGGTGGGGGACGCCATCGTGGACGAGATCAACGCCGTCAACGCCGACCTGGAGCGCATGGCCAAAGAGGACAGCCAGCGGCAGGCCCAGCAGGAGCTGGAGGCCTATGAGAAGTCGGTGAAGGACAAGTACGCCCAGCTGGCCAAGGCCGAAAAGGAGGAGCGCCAGGCCATTCTGGACGAGATCGCGGAGCTGGAGGCCGACTGGAACGAGAAGCAGGTCCAGGCCGCCCGGGACGCCGAGCGGGAGGCCGCCAAGGCGCGGCTGAAAGCCCTGGAGGAGTTTCAGCAGGAGTACCAGGACCGCCTGGACGAGCTCAATCAGGAGTACGAGGACAACTTGGACGACCTCCTGGACCAGAGCGCCTCCATGGCGGAGAAGCTGGCCGGGTACGGGGAGCTCTTCACCATGGCCGATGATGTGCTCACCCTGGGGGACCTCCAGTCCGACATCGACCAGATCCGGGCCTACGGCGACGCCCTGGCCGCCCTGGAGGAGCGGGGCATCCCCGAGGGGCTCATGGACGAGATCACCGACCTGGACGTGGACGACGCCCTGGCCTACGCCGACGAGCTGCTGTCCATGACCGACGAGACCTATCAGGAGTACATGGACCTCTGGCAGCAGAAGCAGGACGAGGCCGCCAAGGTGGCCAGCCGCTTCTACCAGGACGATCTGGCCGCCCTCCAGAAGGAGTATGTGGACCAGATCCCCCAGGCCCTCAGCGGACTGAAGGACGAGATGGAAAACTTGGGCGTGGAATCTGGCCAAGCGCTTGCAGACGGTTTTTCCTCTATGGCCGGTGAAATCATCAGGAGCTTCGTCGGAGTGGTATCAGGGGCATTGAGTGCCGTTCAGGACTTTAGCGGTATTAACTCGCCCTCCACCGTGTGGCGGGACGAGGTGGGCCTCCAGATGGCCCGGGGGCTGGGCGTGGGCTTCTCCGACGGCATGAGCGCCGTGCAGCGGCAGATGCAGCAGGCCGTGCCCACCCTGGACCTGAGCGCCATGCAGGACCTGACCGCCGGGCTGGTCACCGGCCTGCGGGGGCTCACCACCGGCGGCGCAGCCGCCGCGGCAGCGCCCATCACGCTGAAAGTGTATCTGGACAAGCGGGAGATCGCCGAAGAGATCTTCGACCCGCTGGGCGACGTATCGAGACGAAGGGGGGAGCCGCTTGGATCGCATTAAACTCTATGCCCGGGACGGCGTGACCACCCTCACGCTGCCCCGGTGCCGCCCCACGCTGGCTCTGGAGGAGGTGGCCGTGTCGGCCACCATGGCCTCCGGCAAGCTGGTGGAGGACGTCATCGGGGTGCGGCCGGTGTACACCGCCACCTATGGCTACCTGCCCGCCGCCGACCTCATCGCCCTCCACCGTCTGGTGCTGGAGGGCGGCTTCCACCGGGCGGTGCTGCCCGGCGTGGAGGGCGACGTGGACGCCTGGTTCAAGATCGAGCCGCCCTCCTACGAGGTATTCAAGTATGTGAAGGGCGAACCCATGTGGTCCAACGTGACGCTCAAGCTCACCGCCCGGGAGGTGGTGAGAGGGTGAACGCCTATGCGCCCAGCCGCCGGGTGGGCATCGACATCACCTTTGCCCTCCTGGACACCGAAGCAGCCGGCAACGCCACGCCCACGGCCAGCGGGGCCGAGGCCTTTTCGGATCTCCCGCGGCTGCTCTCCGGCGAGGCTCAGTCCCCCGGCAAGGCTATGACCATGGAGGACGGGCTGGTGGTCACCGACGGCACCTGGTCGCCCCTGCCGGACGACGCCGTGGTGCCCTGGTGGTCCACCGCCCTCTCCGATGAAAGCGGACAGTTTACCGCGCCGCCCACCCTGACCCTGGACCTGTCTGCCCCGGCGTCCTCGGTGGGCTTTTCCCTTACCTTCGACGAGCCCGCCGGGTGCTGGCCCTCCCAGGTGCGCCTCACCGCCTACCGCGGCGGGGAGCCGCTGGAGCAGCAGACCTTCGCGGTCTCCGGGCCGCTGCTGGCGGCGGACCTGCCCGTGGAGCACTACGACAAGGTGGTGGCCGAGTTCCTGGCCACGCCGGTGGGCTACCGGCGGGTGAAACTCTATTCTTTTCTCTTCGGCATCGTCCAGCGCTTCGACCCGGACACCATCGTCACCGCCACCTTTTCCGCCGGGTGCTCCGCCGCCTGCGAGAGCATCCCCAGTGCCGAGCTGGTCTTTACCTTCGACAATCAGGCCAAGAAGTACAATCTCATCAACCCGCAGGGCCTTTATCGGTACCTCCAGGACGGCCAGGTCATCGAGACGGGGCTGTCCATCGACGGGGAGCGGGTGGAGGCCGGGACCTTCTATTTCACCCGGTCCGAGGCCCAGGACGGGGCCCTCACCGCCCAGATCACCGCCAACGACCGGGTGCTCGCCTGGGACGGCGATACCTGGGAGGGGGGTGAAAGCGGCTCCTGGACGCTGGGCGAGGCGCTGCGGGCGGTGCTGGGGGAGGAGGCGGCCGTTTCCTTCGGTCCGGACCTGGTGGGGCGCACCGTGGGAAAGGCCATCCCCAACGGCACCAGCAAGCGGGAGGCCGTGCGGCTCCTGTGCCAGGCCGCCCGCTGCACCTGCTGGGTGGACCGGGCGGGAGTGGTGACCTGCCGGGCCCTGGAGATCGCCGCCGCCGGCGTGGACACTCTGGACGGGGACAACCTCTACGACTGGGACGGCGTGGGGGTGAGCGAGCGGGTGGACAGTGTCTCTCTCACCGTGAAGGACGCGTTCGCCGGCACCGAGCAGACCTACACCGCCGGCAGCGGGACCAATCCCAAGAGCATCTCCAACCCCTGCGCCGTGGAGGGCCAGGCGGTGGCCGAGTGGCTGCTGGGCATGTACGCCCGGCGGCTGAGCTACGACGTCAAAAACCGCGGCAATCCCGCCGTTCTGACGGGCGAGACCATCACCATCTACAACGCCTACCAGGAGGCCGGGCGGGCGGCGGTGACGGGGCAGACACTTACCTACGACGGCGGTCTGACCGCCCAGACCAAGGCCCTGGGGGAGGCGTGGACATGAGCGTACTGGACACCCTGGTGACCGATCGAACGGGCCCCGGCCCCTACGACTGGCGGGATTTCAACCGGGTCCAGGGGGCCGTGGACGAGCTGGTGGCACTCTTTGCTTCCTATGGGTATCAAGTGCCCGTGACACGGCTGCCGGAATGGAGCCGGGAGGACGTGGCCTTTGCCTCTCAGTGCGCCGCGTACATTGCCAATGTGCAGGCCCTGCGCGACGTGCTGGACCAGCTGCCCACCACGCCGACCTGCCCGGCCAGTATGAACGGCTGGACCTGGGGGGCTGCCAACGACCTGGAACAGATCCTGGTGGACCTGGAGGACGCCCTCCGGCGTCTGGAGCTGTCCGCCACGGTGCCCTGTGGCGCGGCAGAGTGCGGAGGTGATTACTTTTGAAAGACGGAATTCTCAAAGAGACGAAAAACAGCCGTCTCCTGAAAGCGGAGCTCCCGGCCACCTATGCCGAGCTGGTGGCTCTGGCTGCCGGGGCCGGCATCCCGGCGGACGTGCTATTTAACGCGACGGGTTGGCAGCAGATTCCCACGTTCCTGAGTAAGAAAAACCTGCTCCAGGACAGCACGGCGGGCCTGCTGGGCCTTACGGGGGACCCCACGGTGGACGACGCCTTTGTGGCGCTGCTGCTGACCGTGAAGCAAATGGCCCTGGTGCGTGTGGCGGTGACGGTAGCCGGGGCCCCTGCTATCGCTGACATTGAGGTAACCGGTTTGGAGGGGTTGGACGGTGGGGCGGTGTATACGGACGCGGACGGTGTGGCTGTAGGGTTCGTCCCGGCGGGGGAGGTATCCGTGTCCACCCCAGTGTACCAGGACCTCCCGGCGGCCCCGGCCGTGACCCGCGAGCTGGCCGCCGGGGAGATCGTAGACGTATCTCTGGCCATCGGCTCCGCGCCCCAAGCCGGTGACAAGTCCGTCACCAGTACCACAAGCGGTATCCGCTTTTCGCCCTATGTTACAGGGGTAGACGTGTGCTGTGTTGGCGGTGGAGGAAGCGGGGCCGCCGCTTTTGTTGAGGGGCTTGACCGGAAAGGAGGAGGCGGCGGTGCCGGGGGTCAGGTGGTTAACAGACTAGGTGTTACGCCTGATACAAGAACAGATTATAAAGCCGTTGTAGGGTCAAGAGGTCCAGGCTTGAACCTATCCCCAGGAACATCTGATGTCAGCGGCAACCGGGGCGGCGATAGCTCTTTTATGGGTGTAACAGCCTACGGTGGAGGCGGAGGCGTCGGCTCAAACGGCGGGTCCGGAACATTTCCGGGTGGTAACGGTGGAAACGGGTACAATATCGCCGCACAAGACGGCGCGGCTAATACTGGCACAAGGGCATTCAACGACCCTGACGGCGAACTATATAGCGGCGGTGGAGGAGGTGCGGGTACCGGGTCAAACGGACAAGGTGGGTCTCCAAACGGCGGAGACGGAGAATCCAGGGACAACGGGAGAGGCCAAGACGCCAGAGGTACCGGAGGCGGAGGCGGCGGAGCTATTCGCGGAAGAAGTGGGTCTAACGCTATTAGCGGAGATGGATACCAGGGCCTTGTTCGTTTTCGATGGAGGGTCGCATAATGTACTACTACATTCTGGACAGAGACAATACCATTACCAACTCCATCGTGCTGGAGGACGGCGCGGACCTTTCGGCGTTTGGTGCTATCGCGGACGAGCGGGTATTTAACATTGGTGACACGTGGACCCCCGTGCCGCCCACCCCGGAGGAACTGGAGGCCGCCCTGACCGAGGCGAAAGCCGCCCGCATCCAGCAGAGCAAGGCCGACCTGGAGGCGTACCTGGAGGCCCACCCGCTGACCTGGACCGACGGGAACCAGTACAGCATCACCCGGGAGAAGCAGCAGCAGCTCACCTCCAAGATCCTGAGCGCCACCCTGGCCCACCAGACCGCCACGCCCTACGAGCTGACGTGGAACGCCACCGGCGCGGAGTGTACCCCCTGGACCCTGGAGGAGCTGGCGGCCCTGGCCTTTGCTATCGACGCCCGGGTGACCGCCCTGGTGAGCTACCAGCAGGCCAAGGAGGTGGCAATGCAGGCCGCCGCCACCCTGGAAGAACTGGAAGGAGTGAAGGTGGACTATGACGAGGTATCGTAAGGCGGTGTTATCGCTCTTGCTGTGGTGCTTCGGCGGGACGGTGTACTTCCTGCTGGAGGTGGCCTTCAAGCTCCTGACCGGCCACCCGGAGCGCATCTCCTGGACCATGCTGGCGGTGGCCATTCTGCTCACCGTCCCGGTGGAGCGGGCAGGCGCGGAGCTGCCCTGGGCGTGCCCCCTGTGGCTCCAGGCGCTGTGCTGCGCCGCCCTGGTCACCGCCGTGGAGCTGGCGGCGGGGCTGCTGCTCAATGTTTGGCTGGGACTGGGTGTCTGGGACTACTCCGGCCTGCCCCTCAACCTGTGGGGGCAGATCTGCGCCCCGTTCAGCGCGGTGTGGTTTTTACTGTGTCTGGCGTTTATCCCGGTGTTCGACTGGCTGCGCTGGGCCGTGGAGGGCGGCGAGCGCCCTCGTTATACCTGGAGGTGGTAAAGTGAGCAAACAAATCGCGTACATCCCCCTCTCCAGCATCGACAAGCTGGAGATCCGGGTCACCAACTGCAAGAAGTCTATGGCGCAGGTGAAGCAGGAATCCGGCGCGGACTATATCCTCAACGGCGGCATGTGGAACAGCGACGGCTCCCCGTGCCCCATCCTCAAAGCGGGCGGCATGCTGCTGTCCGAGGCCCCGTGGGGGGCCTACGGCTACGGCTGGAACACCGGGGCCGACATCAGGCTGGAGAGCAATCACCAGATCTTTGAGAACTTCCTGGCGGTGACCTGTCTGATCGGCCCCTGGGGCCCCGTGGACCGCCCCAGCTACGACACGGCGCAGGGTGGCACCCGGGGGCGCTCCGCAATCGGCATCAAGGACAACGCCCTGTGTCTGTACTGCACCTCTGACGGCTCCAGCGACGCCAGGACGCCCGAGCAGCTGAGGGAGGAGCTGGTATCCCTCGGCTGGGACAGCGCCGTCATGCTGGACAGCGGCGGCTCCAGCCAGTGCGACTTCAAGGGCAGCAAGATCACCGCGTCCCGCAAGGTCCACAACTGGATCTGCGTCTATCTCAAACAGGCGGCCAACCCGCCGGAGGACAAGGAGGACAATATGAGCAAGTATACGGTCTGTCTGGACCCGGGCCACGGGCCGGGCACGGTCAACGGCTCCCCGGACGGGAGCTACCAGGAGCATGAGTTCGCGTGGGACATGTATGAGCGGGTCTCCAAGATCCTGGAGGCCCGGGGCGTCCATACCATTGTGACCCGCACCGAGGACACCAAGCCGAGCCTCACCGAGCGCGCCGGTGTTTCCAATAAGGCCGGGGCCACCTGCTTCGTGTCGATCCACAGCAACGCCGCCGGGAACGGCGGCTGGTACGACGCCGACGGCCTGGAGATCTACACCTCCGCCGGGCCGGAGACGGCGGAGCGGAATGTCTTGGCGGCGGAGCTGCTGAAGGCCTTCGGCACCGCGGGCGTGGCGCTGCGGGCCAGCGCCGCCAAACATGAGATGTACACCGTCCTGGCCGAGACCGACATGCCCGCCGTGCTGATCGAGTACGGTTTTCATACCAGCCGGGAGGATGTGGCGCTGCTGAAGGACAGCACCTACCGGGACAAGCTGGCCGCTGCCACCGCCGACGGCGTGTGCAAGTGGCTGGGGGTGAGCTGGGCCGATGAGCCCCCCGCCGGAGAGACCGACCGGACTATCGTCCAGCGGCGGTTTGGCTTTGCCGACGAGACCATGGACTATTTGGAGGCCTACCAGTACGCCGGCGCCCTCCTGGCGCGTCTGGCCACGGCCGACTGAGGGGAGGTGAGATACATGGAGAACAAGATCACGGCGGGCACCATCGCCCGCACCATCTGTCTGGTCCTGGCTCTGGTCAACCAGTGCCTGGGTATGGCGGG